GTAAATCTTTAATAGATGGCGAGAGTGTTTCATAATTAATCGCATCTCCTAGTCTAATTGAAAGATCCATTAGCTTGTCAGCGGTCATGCTAGAACTTTTATTCAAAGATTCATAAATTGCATCCAAAAGTTGAGTATTTCCTGTTTCAATAGCTGTTTTAATCAAATCTGCATTAGGTGATACACCTGTCAAATCATGAAGGACGTCTCTAACAATATTTGCCGTTTGAGAATAACCTGTAGGACTAGTTCTAACATTGGTAATTTTACTTAAGACTTTACGTGCTGAATGAATTGATTGTATTGGATTTACTTCTATTTTTTTTGCAGCTGTTCTGACGGCTTCATATTTAGGCTTATAAACTGCTTGCTCAGTTTCATAAACTTTATTAGCTCCTTGTTGAATATCTTTCCATGCCTGTTGTGGCAAAGCGTCTTGAGGAGTGATTTTATTCAGAATATTATCATTTGCATTCTTCACAATCGCATCTTCAATTTCTCTAGCAGAAAAATTTGTAAGCTGTTGAATTTCTTTGTCAGTAATATCGCCTACAACTTTTTTAAAGTCTTGGATTGTATCTTGGCCAAGAGAATGTACTCTTTTCTCAAGTGAATGAGGCGCTTGTTTTTCGATGGCTTGCATAATGCCACCTTGTTTTTGAGCTACATAAGGAACAACTTTTTCGCCTGCTGTTGCTTTGCTGAAAAGACCTTTCAGACCATAACCTAAACCACCTGTGATATCTGCTACTGTTTGCCATCCTTCACTAGCACCTAATGCTTTTGCGCCCTCTTTTGCTGCAAGACCTGTGAATTCAGCTCCAAGTGCAGCTCCTAAACCGCCAAATGGTGCAAATGGCAATGACCTTGTAACTCTTCTTACGGCTTCTTGATCAATTCCACCTTCAGGAATTTGTGATTGCATATTTTGCAATGCTGCTAGAGATGATCCTGTTTTATATCCCATCTCATCATCCGTCAAATCCATGAGTTCGCTCAATGTGGGGACGTAACCTGTGTTTTGCATCTTTTCTAGGATGCCGAATTGGTTTGAGTATTTTTGTTCTTGTGCTTCACTGAGACCTTCTGATGGTTCTAATCCAAATGCAAGATCTAAACCTTTTTCAAGAGGATATAGGGGCAAAGCTGCCACGGAAAGAATATCTAATCCACCTTGTGCAACTCCTCGAGCTCGCTTTTTAGCAACCGGTGCTTCTTCAGGTGGTTTTGTAAGAGTGAATTCTTGTGGCTCTTCTTCTTTCTGTTCTGGCAATTTTGTGAGAGTAAAACTCATTTTACTTTGCTCCATTTTGTACCATCTGATATGTACTTGTTGCCTTTAGAATCTTTAATCTCAGCGCCTTCATACTGTTTAGGATCTGGCATCTTTTCGAATTTTGACCCTATTTCCTTTTCTACAGTTTGCTTTGCGCTATTTTCGGTACTCATTTTGTACAAATTGTCTATTTCTTCACGCAAAGGTTCTACTGCTTCTTCAACTAATTTGTCATAGTTAGCGGGTACATCCAAACCTGCATCGACATAAGCATTTGCAATATTACTTGCTACATCTCCATATGCTTCTTGTATTTGTGCTAACCTTTTAAAGTGAGCAGATGCTTGCAAGTTTGCCTCTTTACTTTTCCATGGAGCTGGTGCGATTCCTTCCAACCATCTTAATTTAGCATCTGTAAGTCTTAAGTTTTTCATATTCGTAAAGTTTGTTATGATCTCTTTACCATAAGTTGCAATGGTCTGATCTGATGGACTATATGCTACAGATGCACCAGGAAGCATTTTAGTTGATCTCATTGCTGCATTTTCAAATCTTTCAGGATCATTGATTGCTGTATCCAATTCGTCCCAATTGGAGAGCATGTTTTTAGCTGTTTTTCCTTGCGCACTGTACTCGCCAAGCAAATCTGCATTCTTTTTTCCAATTTGTCTAGAAAAAGGCGTTTGTGCAGGTGCTGTAGTTTTAGGTCGTCCTGATTCAAGACCCTTAATTGAACTCAAAACATCACTTATAGATGCTCCACTTTCAAGTGCTTGACTCATAAAAGAAGCGATTCTATCTTGATCCCATTGTTGGCCTTCAGCTGGCATAAGATCTTTTAAAGTCGTTCCTAATGTTTGCGAATTTTGAATTTGTTGATTTCGCAGTCTTTCTTCTTCAGAAAGTTGTCTTTTTTGCTGTGAGTCCATTAATGCTTTTTGCATCATTGCGCCACCAATAGAATTACCAGCGGCACCTAAACCATAAGGATCTTTTATACTTTCAAATGTGATTGCCATTATTTACTCTCCAAAGCTTGAATTTGCTTTTTCATTTCGCTAACATTTGCGCTTAGATCCTTAACACAATTAACAAGTATTGACACTAGTCCATAAATATCAACGCTCAATACACCATTAACCTCTGCTGTAATTTCCGTAGGTAGGTCTTCAGCAATCAAACCAATACGGTCTTTTTGCTTACCTGGAACTTCAATTGTGTAGTCATATTGCTTAACTTCCATTGTATCTAAAATATCAAGTGATTTTTTATAATCTCTAATATTTTCTTTTACATGTTTTGATGAAGCAAGCATTCCAGCAGCAGCTACTTGACCACCAGCACTTATTAATGGTTTAATTAAACCTTCAGTAGGGCCCTGAACGATCGGTTGGAAGGATTTTTGACCCATTAGGCTCATGATAGTTTGTAATGCGCTATTTTGTGCATTTTGACGTGTAGCCTGTTGTTGTCCTTGATAATTTATGCGTTGCCCAGCCAATAGGTTCGTAAGATCTTCAGAACTGCCTATAAGCGCCTGATTCAATGCAGATGATGAACCAGCACCTATATCATCATATCGTTGCTCTAAGCCAGGAAGAATGTCTTGTTGATACGTTTTCATTGTGGGATCAACGACGCCTTTCTGAAATTGATCTTCAAATGAACCAGATGACTCTTGCGGATTTAGCAGTTGCATAAGAACATTTCCAAAATCTCCGCCTACACCACTAAGTGCACCCTTCAATAGTTTGTCCTGTTCCTTGGTCATTAGGCCCGCTTTGCCTACCTGTTGCGCATCCTGACCGAACATTGCCCCACGTGCTGAACTTCCCATTTTAGTACTCCATAAGTGTTTGCTTCGACCGTTTAAAGCCGAATTTTTCTGAATGTTTTGGACTTCTTGTTATCCAATAAATCTTGCTTAAATTTTCTTTCTCTTTTGTTTCAATAGCTTTTTCTTTAAGTAAATTGACAGCGGCACCATTTCCCCAGTAATCTTTATCTATAGAGAAAGTATTGATAACTAATGCGTTAGCTAAACTATCAATCACCATCCACAATACGCCCTTAGTCCTGTTATTATCATCTACGAGGACAAAAAGCAAGTTTAATGGATTTAATACTAAACCATTTTCATTTGAAATTAGGCTTATACTGGAAATAAACTCATAAAACTTTTCACTCGTGAACTCTTTATGCTTAATTTGATCTATGTATTCTTTAGGAATATGCACAGGATCAAAAATTCTTACCCATTTTAGATTTTCAATTGATTTGTCATTGTTCTTCAAATTCTTTACCTATATATCGTATGTATCCTCTAAATCCGCCGCTAGCTGCCATTCCAAGTCTAGCCGAAACTATTCCGTCACCATTTCTTACAATATAACCATCAGTGGTATTTGGTTCTACTCTCCAAGTCAAATATGTGAATCCAGGAAAGGCATTAGCTCCTGATGATTCTATCACTCCTACAAACGGCGATCCGCTACTATTTGCAGCTTCATAGGGCATCTGTATTGCAACGCGCCCTGTTCCAGTATGTGCAGTCCAGGATACATCCAGCCAGCACTCTACAAGAATCCCAGCTCTTCGTACCCAACCAAATTGATTTACGTAAGTACCTGTTCCGGTTCCAGTAGAACCAAAAACAACAGGTGTCCAGTCTTTTATATAGCCATTAACATTTTGTGCAACGTTTTGATACATATCAGAAAGACGGTCATTCATCTCTCTAAGATATGTTTCTACGTTATATTTACTGCCTTCTTTAAATAGATTTTCAGGGGGCGGAAAATTTATGTCTGTAGGAAGTGTCATTACCCACCTATTATACGGTTGCCAACTGGTCTAAAATGAGGCTTAAAGGCGTGAAAATTAAGAACATCATTATTGTCTGAATTAGTAATCTTTATAAAGTGTTGATAGCCTTTTCCGCCAGCGTAAACTCTTTTCCAGCATCTTTGATTTTCAAATGATCGTTGAACTATTTGGCCACCGCTTTCATAAACTGAATATGCAGTTGTATCTAAACCAGCGATCGAAAATTTATTATCGTTAAGAAAAGTTATAGTGTATGGGCCTCCATTTACTTCTGTGTCATTGACAGTGTCTTCCATACCATTTACACCATAGATAAATATCTCTGTTCCTGTTGCCATACCATGACTTGGGGCTGTGAAAATTGCTGGATTAGCTTGGCTAATATCAACAATATCTGCAATGAATCCTAAATTTGGCAGACAATTTAAGGTCTGTATTGAATAAGGACTTTCTATGTCATCTACATAACATTCAACAGTAAAATCTGTGTTTTCATCTGCATCGATATAAAGATCAACGTATCCCATCTGTGCTTGTTTGCCTTCTTGTGCATACGGGTTCCAACCAGCAGAAACAACTTCAAAGTCTATATCAACTCCTAAGTCATCCCCACCACTATCTAGAGCAATTATTCTTCCTATTTGGTCACCTGCTAGGAAAACCTCTGTCTCTGCTTGTTGTAGAAAATCCGTCCAGTTATTTTCTGCTATCGGACTCATAAATCGATTATCATCGTCATTTGGAAAATCGTCGAATGTTTTGTCTATAGAATATGATCCATAACCTAGACAACTCATATTTGTACCGTTATCTGGGTCTTGATCTCGTAGCGCTACATCATATATTGACCAAGAACCATCTTCTTCAGAGCGAATAAGTGCAAAGTTAGATGTTTCTGCTTCATTTGCTGCATTTAGATTTCTTACAGAGGATGGGTAAAGTGTCCATGATCTTCTTTGCGTATAATCTCTGCCAGAATACATTCTTACGGAAAAGTCAGTATTTACTTCGTCCATCATGAACGTTTCTATTTTATCATCTATTCTTTTAACTTCATTTCTTGAACTTGCAATAATTCCTCGATTTCCAAATGACTGGACGTACCCGTCATGACCAATATTTGCGTAAGGGGCGCTACATGTTCTATAACTGTTAACCTTAATCCATCTAAATGGTAACGCTGGATCAGATGTTGGCTCTATTACCCAGACAGAATTTGTAAACTGTACTAAAATTGTATCTTCGAGTTGAGTTGCTCCAATGATAACTTCAGATGTTGATGCGTCTACAAAACCACCGTTTCCAGGAGTCAATTCATCCCAAGGATTTCCTGGTACTGGTGCTGCACCCCCTGTATCAGGATTAAACGATCGGCACCATCGCATTCTTTGTGCGAAATTTGTTCCAGTACCGACTGGAGGAACACCTACAGGTAAATTTTGATCTTCTACTGTATTTAGAAGCACTAGTCTAGACCGAATTGTAAAGATAAATTGAGCTGCAATTATGTAGTTTCGTGTTAGTATTGTTGGAGTAGTCTCGGGAACAAACATTGTAGTATTTGGTACTACAGTAAAAGTACGAATCGGTGATATTGGAAGTGTGGTATCACCGTTAAAATTCGTAAAAAAGAATGTGCTTGTCAAAAATGCTTTTGTTTTACCAAAAGCGGAGGCCGACACAAAAGACGATTCTGTTCCATTAAAGATATCAGCAGCATCCAAAGGATCAAAAACTTGTGTTGCATCATTGTAAATAGCTGCTCTTTTAGTATCGAAAATGAGAATCTTTGCTTCACCACTATTGTCGATAAAGTTTTTAATTCCCATTATAGGATTAGTAGCACCATTTGGCATATTGCCAAAAAGCTCCATTCCAGCACGCTTTTCAAGTACAGCATTATGCACATGACCATTCACGATACTTTGAAAAGCATCTTGGGGAAGTAGCCAAGGTTTTAGATCTGTCTCTAACCCTGTTTGAAAGCCTGCTATTAAGAATGGTTGGTAGGTCAAGTACGTCCTCCAAAAACTGCAAATTGCCACTGTACGTCTACATATGATCCAGAACTTCCTGCTGTTGATGATGTTAAAACTCTAAATGATGCTCCTGCTTGCGATCTGACCATCGCTACTCTGTTATGTGATCCTGAATTATCAAATGCTGTAGCTACGACTATATAGTCCGCTCCTGATGCAAAAGCTGTTGTAAATGTAACCGTATATTCACCAGCAGCTGTTCTTGTTGCTGAAGCGATGCCATAACTTTGAACCAGTGCGCCTGCACCTGTCACAAGTCCCCAAGCACTACAAAATCCATCTTGCGTATTTGTAACTGTCGTT